ATATAAGATATCTGACCCCTATTCAATAAAAAAAATATATACTTATTAACAAAGAGTTGTTTATTCATTACATAATGATTATATTTGTATATGTCTAAGGAATATAAGAGAAAAGAATATAGTTTTTCTTTACATAAGGTTGATTATACTGATTCCTATACTAAAGAAATGGATTGCGAAGGTTTATCTGTTTTAAAGTGGAGTATGTTTGATAGTCCTGACAAATTGGGTAGTGGAAAATACTTTATGGAAAGTGAACCAGTTTTCATATTAGATGAGGTATTTAGGAAAGATAGAATGTCAGGATTCATACTTCAAGGATATACGAGTAAGACTTATGCTGATAAGATAGCACTACCGAGTAATAGTGGTCATAGAGTTGGTAAGTCAATTAAGTTTAGGTGTATCAACAAGACTAAGAGGTTTAAGATGATTAGGGGTCTTATTCAATATGGTATAGAGAGAATACAAGTTACTAATGAGTGGATATACTTTGATACAGATAACTACTTAAAAGACCCTGAGTTTATTTGCGTTTAATTTTTTTGTTTTTTTATGAATATTTGTTTTTAAGTTATGAGAGAGGTGTAAAAGCCTCTCTTTTTTAACTTTAACATTTCTTTAACATTTTGTTTAAATAATTTTTTGTATGTTTGCATAGAACAATTAAACAAATGATAATATTAATAATTAAAATAAAGGAATGGTGGAACAAAGTAATAGTATTAAAGCGATAAACGATTCAGCTTGGGATAAGTTGAAGAAACAGATTGAGTATCACTTAGAACAAGATAGTAATCTAACTGATATAAAGATTAACTACCAAGTAAAGATACCAGCAAGAGGTACAAGAAATTACCTAAACTTAAACGTAAGCATAAACAACTAAACAATGAAAGACTTAATAGATTTTAAAAATGCACAGATTACTGCATTACAGAAAAGATTATTTGAATTAGAGACTAAGGTAGGTGAGTATGAAACCTACATCTTTGAACTAACAGATAAAGATTGCCCACAAGAGTACAAACAAATAGTTAAAAACGAATTATTAAAAACCGAGTAAATTATGACCATTTTAGAGAAATTACAGAGAATCCAATTAGAGCTAAAAGCACCTAAGAACCAAAGAAACAATTTTGGTAAGTACAACTATCGTTCAGCAGAAGACATCTTAGAAGCGATTAAACCTTACGAAGAAAAGTACAAAGTAGTATTTAAGATTAACGATAAGTTAGTTCAGTTAGGAGAACACGTTTGTGTAGATTCAGAAGCTAAGATTATTGACATTGAGTCTATAGACAGAGAGAGTTCAGTATCATCTACTGCACAAGCAATTATAGACTTCCAAGCTAAAGGTATGCAAATGCCACAGAGAACAGGAGCTGCCTCATCTTATGCTAAGAAGTATGCTTTAGGTAACTTATTGTTATTAGACGATACTAAAGATAGTGATGCTACAAACAATCATTCTAAGAACACTAAGACTGTATTAACACAAACAAGTAGTGAGTTTGATAAAGTAAAGAAATACTTAAAGGATGGTGGTTCTATGGAAGCAGTAGAAGCAAGATACACTATGTCAAAACAAGTTAAACAAATCTTAATTAAATAATATGAATAGTATACAGTTAAAACCAACAGGTAAAGAAGACCATTACAGACTTATCTTAAACGGAGTAGATGTAACAGGTGAACAAGAGAGAAGTGTGTTTAGACACATTATAGAGACCATAGATAACGGAATAGAAGTAGGAATATAAATATTAACAATTAAATTAAAATTAGAATTATGAGTTTACAATTAACAGGAACAATTAAATTAATCGGAGAGAAACAAGTATTTGACTCTGGATTTCAGAAAGTAGAATTTGTTATCACAACAAATGATGAGAAGTACCCTCAAGATGTTAAGTTTGAAATCGTACAAGATAAGGTAGATGACTTTATCAAGTACAACAAAGTAGGAGCATCTGTAGACGTAAGTTTCAACGTTAGAGGTAATGAATACAATGGCAAGTACTATGTGAGTCTTTCGGCTTGGAAAGTATTTAAGTCAGGAGCTAATGCACCAGCAACAGATATTGGTGTACCAACAGAGGAGTTAGCAACTAACGATTTGCCATTTTAATTAAACTATTGGGAGGCGAAAGCCTCCCTTTTTTTATTAAACAAAACAAATAATATGATTCAAAAACTAATTTTAGAAATAGTAATTATATCATTATCATTATCAATAGTTATATTGTCCTTATTAGGAAACGTATTTATTATAACTCAAATGATTAAAGCACTAAAGTACATAAATAAAAAAAACAAAAAGAAATGACAGAACAAGAATTACAAGAACAGAACGACCATATAATGTATATGCAATCTATAGAGGAAGAGTGTGCTATAGATATAAATAAAAAGATAGAACATCCTCCTGTAGCAATTAGCTTTAAGAACAAAGAGGTAGTTACTAAAGATGGTAGTGTTAAAGAGTTTCCTATTCCTATTGGAACTTATGGTAATTTTAGTTTCATACAAGCACCTCCAAAGTCAATGAAAACATTCTTTGTTAGTTTATTAGGTTCAGCCTACTGTAATCCTAATGGTGATTTTACTAAAGGTATGAGTTCTTTTAGAGGTAAGAAACACTTTATACATTTTGATACAGAGCAAGGAGACTGGCATTCACAGAGAGTGTTTAAGAGAATAGAGTGGATGAACAAGGGATTGAATTTAGATTTCTACCATACATTCGCTTTAAGAAAGATAGGTTATAAGGATAGGATAAACTTTATACAGTACTACTTAGACTGTATGAGAGAAGAAGGTAAAGAAATAGGTTTAATAGTAATTGATGGAATTGCTGATTTAGTAAGCGATGCAAATAACTTAGAAGAGTCTAATCTAATCGTACAAAAGATAATGGCTTGGTCAACTGTTTATGATTGCCACATTGTAACTGTAATACATAGTAACTTTGGTTCAGATAAACCTACAGGACACTTAGGTAGTTTCTTAGAGAAGAAAGCAGAGACACAAATACAATTAGAAAAAGATGAGAACAAGTTTGGTTGCATAACAGTATCTTGTAAGAGAAGTAGGAATACACCATTTGAATCATTTGATTTTATGTTAAATGATAGTGGATTACCTAAGATAATTACTCCTGATGAGCTACTCGGATTCTAATAACTATGTTAATAACTTTTCAATAAAAACTATGCAATAAGCATTATATTTATAACACAAGATATAATTATGAAAGATTTCAGACCAAGATTAAAAGGTAAGATATTAAAGGCTTATCAGAACCTAACTAAAGTAGAGAACAGAGTTCTTGTTATAGGTGATTTACACGAACCATTTTGTTTAGATGGTTATTTAGATTTCTGTAAGGAACAGTATGCTATACACAACTGTAACAAGGTTGTTTTTATTGGAGATGTTATTGACAATCATTACTCAAGTTATCACGAATCATCAGCAGATGGTATGGGAGGTAGGTTTGAGTTAGAACAAGCAGTAAAGAAATTAGCTAAATGGTATAAAGCATTTCCTGATGCAGATGTTACTTTAGGTAATCACGACAGAATCATTATCCGTAAAGCACAATCATCTGATATTCCAAGTAAATGGATTAAGGAATTCTCTGAGGTATTAGAGACTCCTAATTGGAACTTTGTAACAGAGGTTTATTACGATGGTGTTAGGTATGTTCACGGAGATAAAAGTGGTAAGCCTAAGATGGCTGCAAAGAGAGATATGGTCTCTACCGTATCTGGTCATTACCATACAGACTTTTATTGTGAATGGATGTTTGGAAAGACAAGAGCTATCTTTGGTATGGCAGTAGGTTGTGGTATAGATAGTAAATCATATGCTATGGGATATATGCAAGGAGGTAAGAAGGAAGCAGTTGGTATTGGTATTGTATTAGGTGGTCATACTGCTTTTAATGTAAAGATGGATTTGTAATGAATTATAATAATGATTTTAAATACGATTTAAAGGTAGGTCAAGTTAAGGAAGAGGAGTTGGGTAATATACTTAACTCCTCGACTATTGAAGTCAAGTACGATTTAAAAGCATTAAACACAGGTAATGTTTATGTAGAATATTTTAGTAGAGGAAAGAAATCTGGTTTAGCTACATCTCAATCAGAATACTATTGCTTTGCTTTTGGAGATACACTACATTTAATAAAGACTACAGATTTAAAAGACAGATGTAGAAAGTATCTAAATACAGATAGAGATAGATTGGGAGGAGACAACAATACTTCTAAAGGAATATTATTACCTATAAAAGAATTGTTTTAATGAAGCACAAAATTATATCCCCTTTATTTATTACGCTACCGAGAAAGACTGTAAAAGATAAAAGGATTGCTTTGAATATGAATACATATAGGAACTTACATCATAGAATAAGTAATGATACCAAGAAAGCCTATTCAGAGGCTCTTAGAGAGCAGTTAGAAGGCTTGTCTATACAAACACCTGTCGAGGTAACTTATAAGGTCTATAAAGCCTCTAAAAGACGCTTAGACAAGATGAATGTAGTTAGTGTAGTAAGTAAGTTCTTATTAGACTCTATAACCGAGTATGGTTGTTGGGAAGATGATAATGATGATTATGTAAAGAAAGAGACTATAATGCCAACAGAATTAGATAGAGAGAACCCAAGAGTAGAAATAATTATAAAAGAGATTTGATGTTAGAAAAGTTAGCAGTTCATCACGAGCTGTGGATTAAGATGTTAGTTAACTTAGGTTGTAAGACTGATGTAGCTAAGGACTTAGTTCAAGATATGTATCTAAGGATGCACAGACTTGTGAAAGATGAGAGTAGGATTATGTATAAGGATGATGTTAACAGGTACTTTGTGTGGATTACATTAAGGAACTTGTATTACTCTTATTTAAAAGATAAAAGGAATAGTATATTTTATGAGATATTAGAGAATGACGAGGTTGTTCAGTCTGAATACGATATAGAGGAGGATGATGCCTTTAGTAAACTTATGAGTCAGATAAAAGATATAACATCTGATTGGACTGTTTATGATAAGAGGTTGTTTGAATTGTACTTTATACAAGGCTTATCTTTAAGAGCAATATCTAAAGGAGCAAAGATAGGACTAACATCTATACATAACTCTATACTAAACCAAAAAGCTATATTAAGAGAACATTTATCAGAAGATTTAATAGATTACTTTAACCAAGATTTTGACAAGATATGAGACCAGATAATTATTATTTAGAATTAGAGAAACAAGGGTACTACGAAACTATAGACAAGAGGTCTAAAGATTACAGAGAGTACAAAGAATGGAAAGCATCAAAGAGAAGTGAAGACTATAATAAGTTGAAACAGAATGTTGAGAGCCAATCAAAAGGTGTTGGCGATACAGTAGCTAAGATTACTAAAGCTACAGGAGTAGATAAGTTAGTTAAGTTTATAGCTGGTGAGGACTGTGGTTGTGATGAGAGACAAGTTCAGTTAAATAAGTTGTTCAGCTACAAAAAGATAAACTGTATCTCTGAGGATGATTATACTTACTTAAGTGATTTTGTAGATAGTAACACTAATAAGATAACTAATCAACAGAAGGTAAGATTGATTACTATACATAATAACATCTTCAATACTAATCAGAAAACCAATACAAGTTGTTCTCCTTGTATATCAGGAGTAGTGAATAAACTTAAAAAGTACTTGCAAGTTTATAAATAGTTTTGTAGATTTGCTTTAAATAAAACATAAAACATTATGAAGCGAACTAAAGAACAACGATTGACCAAGTTTTGGGAAAAGAAGATTAACCCTATTACAGGATGGGTTGATGACAAAAGAATACAGAAAAAACCTGTGTATAGTAAATCAATACCAAGTTATGAAGGTAATCTTTGATGCAGATAGTTTAATATATGCCTCTTGTTTTAAGAGAAAGGATGACAGACAATCTACAGATGATATATTTGAGACTGATGTCAATGTAGCTTTCGATAAGTTTGAGGATAGCTTTGATAAGTTAATTTCTTTCTTAGAGGAATTGGTAGAGATTGATGAGATTATCTTTTGTAATGGTTCTAAGAATAACTTTAGGAAAGATATATCCCCTACATACAAACTAAATAGAACGCAGAAGAGACCAGAGATATTACCTCTACTTCACGATATGGTTAAACTTGCATATGATTCTGTTTATGGTGATGGGGTAGAAACAGATGATGTTGTTGCTACATTGTGGGCAGAAGAGGTAGAGAAGAATGGTATTGACTCTGTTATCATAATGTCATTAGACAAAGATTATAAGCAATTCCCTTGTTGGTTTTATAACTACAATTACAAGAATAGAGAGTTAATTAAAATATCAGAGCAAGAAGCAAACGAAAACTTCTACTATCAGATGATTATAGGCGATACTGCTGACAATATAAACTATTGTAAGGGTTACGGTAAGGCTTATGCTAAAAAACTCTTTAAAGAGGCTAAAAACGAGTATTCATTAGTCAATAGAACCTATAGATTGTATAAAGAGATATACGGAGACGATGCTAAATCTATGTTTAATGAAGCTAAGTCATTACTAACACTTAAAACAGACTGTTATGAAAACATTAAGCGATGAAGATAGGTTTATTGTTGAGTTGTACTTCTCAAATTCGATAATAGAGATTCAAGAGGGTCTGCCTAAGTATGTTTTAGAAGAGATTTTAGAATATTACGAGGAACAAGAGTATTATTTGGCTTGTGCTGGTATAAAAAAGGCTTTAGATTGGCATCATATGAATACTTTTACCAAAACAATGGTAGAAATAGATAAAATAAAAGAAAACAACAAATTAAATTAAAAACAAATAGAATGAAAGGATATAATAAACAAGTAGCAGATGATTTAGCTAAAGATTTTGAAGATTTAACAGGAATTGAGTTAAATAGCAACTCAAGGAAAACAGAAATAATGATTACACGAACATTATTCTACAAAATACTGAAAGAATTTAATTTTATGACTGACGAGATGATTTCTGATTGGTTTAGCACAAGAGGTGTTAACAAAGGTCGTTCATCTATAACTCACGCAGTAAAAAAGGTTGGTTTATACTATAAATCATATGCTTCATTCAGAAATACATACAATGTGTACTTTAATGATAAGGCAGAAGAGTTTCTCACGATAGAACAAGCACAAAAGAAGCGTTTAAATGACTCCAAACAGAATATACGTACAAATACACTAAAAAAGGATAAAGATGCCTTAGAATTGCTTATAGACACTATTCCAGAGGATAGAAGAGAGGAAGTACGAGAAATTGTTAATTTAAGGGTTAAATCTTGGAGTTGGAAGACTAAAGATGAGTGTCAAATCATATTAGGAGAAACTTCTATAGAAGGTTACTGCTTTTAATTAATAAATTTTATATTATGGGAATTTTAATAACAGTATTTATAATAATAGTAATAAAAATAATAGTTACAATCAAAGATAATTAATTATGAGAGGTACACAACCACATTACGAGAATGGAAAAGATTACGACATCATAGATGTTATAAGGGATTACGAATTGAACTTCTGTAGAGGAAATATTATTAAGTATATTGCCAGAGCAGGTAAGAAACACGATGAACTACTTGATTTAATTAAGGCTCAAGACTATTTGAATAGAGAGATAGAACTCTTAAGAAGTAAAGATAGGATAGACAGGTAAATGTTAAAGAAATGTTAAAATTTGTTAAAAAGTATTGTTAATCTAAAAAAGTATTGTAGATTTGTATCATAATCAGGCAGATTGCCATAAAATAAATAATTATGTTACATTACAAAATTTACGACAACCAAAAGAAAACTGCACAAAAAGTGTTTAACTCAATTAGTCTTGGTAATAGACGAATACACTTAGTTGCACCAACACAGTCAGGTAAGACAGGAACTATTATTCACTTAGCTAATATGCTTCCTAATGACAACTTTATCCTGACATCAGGAATGATGGATAACCATTTATTTAACCAGAACAGTTATATTGCAGAAGTAGCTGCTAATAATATTAGAGCTATAAAAATACACAACTTACTTAAAGAACCTAACCCCAAGAAGATAGTTAAAGACCTTAACATAAAGTATATTGTTATTGACGAGAACCATTTTGGTATAGGTGAGGAGTCGAGATTAGATTTATTTATAAAAGACTTACATAACAACTGCCCTAACGTTGTTATAATATGGGTTGGAGCTACAGGTTACCAGTTAATAAACAGTAGTGTTATTGATGATACTATACAGATGGATATTCCAAGTAATTACTATGGTGTATCTGACATATTAGAATCAGGTAATCTTATAGATTCTAAGAACTTTCAATACCTATCTGAATTAGATTCTAAGATTAGAAAAAAGAATAAAGTAGACTATGGTGTTATTGTTAATGATGAGATGATGAATGTACTTAATCACTTAAAATCATTTAAGAATGGTTTAGGTATCCTTAGAGTTCGTTCAAGAGCCTCTGCAAGTGTTTTAAAGCGTAGTTTATCTAACAGATTTCCTTATGCTAAAGTTTTTGTTGCAGTATCAGGTAACGGAGGTTCATCTATATCAGAGTCAATAAAAGATGCTAAAATGCTATGTAAGAATAAAAGAGTTATACTAATAGTATGTCAATCATTAAAAGCTGGTATCGACTTAGGTGATGCAAAAGAATACATTAGGTTTGTTGTAGAGACTTATAAAACTTGTGCATCTGTATCTCAAGGATTAGTAGGTAGAATATGTGGTTATCACAACAATACATCTTGTTTGTTTGTAGCAGACCCAGAGGCTGTGGCTTTACAAGCTGCTTATGAGAATGACCATAGGGTTGTTAATGAAGAATTTTTATCTAATTGTTTCTCTGAGAACTCAAAGAGATTAGGTACTAACTTTTTATTCAAGAGTAAATTTAACACCAAGAGTGAATATTATTATGGAGGTAATGCTTATAAGGTTAGTTCAATATTAGAACTTAAAAGCGAATGGTTTGCTGGTTATGATGACAGATACCTTGATAAAGTAGCTAAACTTATGGCTAATATTAAAGATAGTAATGGTCAATATGTTTTAAAGTCATCAGACTACCCTTGTAATACAGATAGAATAAATACAATTCAAAGTGAAAAGTTTAAGAATAGAAAACAATTTGACTCTTACATAAAAAAAATGAGTGATAGAATTAACTTTACATCTATATTCCATAGGTTTGCTAATACCTCAGAAGGTAGAAGAAGAGGTGGTTTAAAAGGTGGTGAGTCTAATAAGGATTACTCTAAAGCAATAAAAGTTGGTGTTTTGTATGATAATAACGATAAAATGTTCTATATTGCAGTCAGAGATTTGCAAATGACAAAGAGACAACTTAATTTAAATATTACTAATAAAACTATTTTTAACCTATTAAATGTATAATTATGAGATTTAAAGAGATTACAGTAGAACTAATAGAGCAGTACTTAGATGGGGTACTGCACGGAGACGAAGAGCATAGAGAATGGCTTACAGAAGCTACCTACGCATTCTTTGCAGAAGACAAGCCAGTACCTCCTCCAAGAGGCTCAGGAACTAAAGACAGGCTTTATAAAGAAATAGAAGTACTTAGGTTAAGAATAAAACAATTAGAGCAATGAAAGAACAACTAAAAGATAAGATATTATCAATAAGACCAGAATATTCAACAGAAGGCTTTTCTTCGAACCCACTTCCTAACGAGGTTTCTATCTATTATGAAGGAGAAGATTACACAATAGATTTGTTCCTTGATATAAACGAAGTGTTAAGGATAGATATATTAGAAGGAGAAGATACTTATGACTTATCAGATGCAGATTTGACTTTCATATGTGGTTACTTATCAGGTCTATTAGAGTATCAAATAGAGATTACTAATAGGTATTACGAGGCTGAAAGAGGTGAACAAGACAACTATTACTACTATAGCTAAAAAACAAAACAACAACACATTAGTTATCATAATATGAGTAATTCACAAGAGATTAAGCCAACAGATGGTAGAAAAGGGAATAGTAGAAAGAAATCTATTCCCAAGCTACCTGTACCAGATAAAGAGAGGTCTAACAAGCCTGCAATGAATACTGCTAAGAAGAATCGTAAGAAACAATATGCCAAGAAAGCTATCAAGAATGTATTTGGTAGTGAGGTAAATGCTTTTGAGAGTTTAGCTAAGAAAGCAAAAGAAGGTAGCTACAATCATATGAAATTACTTATGGATTATGCTTATGATGAAGATAAAGAAACTTCTACTAAGAAACCTAATGCTCCTGTAATTAATTTCTTTGGAGATAGTGTTGAGGGTAAGAAGATTAAAGATAAGATTATAGACGTAACACCAAAAGATGAGTAAGATAGACATACATGAGAAATATATACCTGTTTTCAAGAATGATAGCAGGTATTTTGTTGTTACAGGAGGTAGGGGTAGTGGTAAGTCATTTGGTATAAACGTATTCCTACTTAACCTAACCTATGAAGAGGGTCATAAGATACTATTCTCACGTTATACGATGATGTCAGCACATACATCTATTATACCTGAATTTATTGAGAAGATTAATTTAATGGGTGTTCACGATGACTTTAGGATAACTAAAGATGAGATTATGAACCTAAAGACAGGTAGTTCTATAATATTTAAAGGTATTAGAACATCATCTGGTAACCAAACAGCAGCACTTAAATCTTTGAACGGTATTACAACATTTGTAGTAGATGAAGCAGAGGAACTTGTAGATGAAGGTACGTTTGATAAGATTGACTTCTCTATACGTTCACAGACTAAACAGAACAGAGTTATTCTTATACTGAATCCAACAACTAAAGAGCATTGGATATATCAGAGGTTCTTCCAAAATGAAAACGTATTGGCGGCATCTAATATGATAAAAGGTAATGTTACCTATGTGCATACAACTTACAAGGATAACAAGAAGAACTTATCTCAATCATTCTTAGAGAGAATTTACGAGATGAAACGGAAGAGACCAGATAAGTATCAGCACCAAATATTAGGAGGTTGGCTTGAGAAAGCAGAAGGTACTATTATAAGAAAATGGAGGGTAGGAGACTTTATTCCTACGGAACTTACTTGCTATGGGCAGGATTTTGGATTTTCAGCCGATTTAACGACACTTGTGAAGATTTCGGTAGATAAGAACGCAAGAAAGGTTTGGGTTAAGGAAATCTACGGAAAACCTAATCTAAACACATCTGAGATAGCAGGTATGAATAGACGAGAGTGTGGTATGGATTTGATTATTTGTGATAATAGTGAGCCACGTTTAATATCAGAGATGAAAACATTGGGTCTTAACATAAAACCTACGATAAAGAAGAAAGGTAGTATATTGTCAGGTATTGCTTTGATGCAAGATTATGAGATAGTAGTTGATAGAGGTTCTCACGGTATAATAAGAGAGCTAAACAACTATGTATGGAAAGATAAGGGTGAAGCACCAATAGATAAGTTTAATCACTTTATAGATGCTATTAGGTATGGTATGATGTATTTAGTTCAAGGAGTAAACTCTGGAGTTTATGTGATAAGATAAATTGCACAAAAAGTATGTAGTTACTTAAAAGAGTTCATATAAAATGTGCAGAAATAAAATGTTTAATACGAAGGGGGT